TGCAAGGCGGCGCTGTACCGAGTTCGACCTACATGTAGGCGCTCTATCCCCTCTCCAGTAATCGCCGCACCCTGGGCACGCTATGGCATCGGAGTGGCATCGGCGGCCTGCAAGCTGGCGCGCATCCTTGGCATGTGTCGGAGACGATGCCGCTACCTGGGAGCTGGCCTGCGTGATCCGATACCGGCAAGCTGCCGATACCTAGTCGCGTATCCCTGGGCGATGCGATGCTCGCATGGTCGTCGGCTTGGTTGGTTAGTGCTCACTGCGCATGGTGCAGCGCAGCGTTAGCTCGATGGGGGGGGGCTTTGAGTCGGCTGGGGCGTGAGTTTTAGCCATACCCATCCCCTCGCAAAACGGCTATTCAAAAGTTATCCACAAAAATGCTATGCTAAGTCATGGGAAGACTGACAAACGAAGGGTGGGCGAGAATGGACAGGATGATTGCTGAGCATGGCGAGGAAGGGGCATTGGCGCTGATAATGACGCGGGTAGCGGAGGGTGAAGACCCTAGGAACATTGCGCGGAGTAATGCGATGCCGTGGATGGTGATGCGTCGGTGGTTGGAGGGGAAGGCTGAGAGGATGGCGGAGTGGGAGTTGGCGAAGAGGTGTTTCGCGGATGGATTGGTGTATGAGGGGTTGCAGGTAGTGAGGGATGCGAGTGTGGAGAGTGTGCCGCTGGCGAGGTTGCAGGCGGAGACGTATGGGAAGCAGGCGGCGAAGATGTCGCGGGTGGAGTGGGGTGATCGGGAGGAGAGGGCGAGTGGGTTTGGAAGTAACGGAATCACAATTGTGATTGGTGATGTGCAGTTGAAAGGGATTGCTGCGCCGAATATTAAGGATGTTGAAGGATTGGTTGTTGATACGCAGGAAGTTGTATGAGCGAATTACGATTTGATTTCATTCCGTGGCAAAAAGAGGCGATCAAGGACAATTCTCGGTTCAAGACTATTGTCGCCGGAAGACGTTGTGGTAAAACTAGATTCTCTGTTGTTAATACATTGATAAAGGCATTGGAATGTCCAAGCAAAGATGCAGGGGTGATGTACGTCGCGCCGACGCAGGGAATGGCGAGAGTTTTGTGTTGGGATTTGCTGCTTGAGCTTGGTGCGTTGGTTATCTCGAAATCTAATGTGAATAATGGCGAGATTAAGTTGGTGAATGGGATAACGATCTACGTCAGAGGTGCTGACTCTCCTGATTCACTCCGAGGGATGAAGTTGTACCACTGCACCCTAGACGAGATGCAAATGATGAAGGATAACGTTTGGGAATTGATTATCCGGCCTGCACTTTCGGATATGGAGGGTACTGCGCTATTCATTGGAACGCCAAATCCTGGCATCAGTTTATTCCGTGATTATTTCGACCTTGGAATGGCCGGGACTGACGAAGAATGGAAGTCCTGGCATCTCACAACGTACGACAATCCATTAATCTCTCGGTCTGAAATTGAAGCTGCAAAGCGTTCAATGAGTACGATGGCCTTCAAGCAGGAATACATGGCTTCGTTTGATACGATGGGGGCCGACATATTCAAGGAAGAATGGTTTAAGTCTGGCCCTGAACCGAAGAATGGGAGTTACTACATCGCAGTCGATCTGGCTGGATTCGAGGATGTGAGCGACCCGAATAAAAAGAAGCATTTGGACGATACAGCTATTGCGGTGGTGAAGATTACTGACGAGGGAACATGGTGGGTAAAGAAGGTTGATATGTTCCGAAAGGATGTAAGGGAAACTGCTGTGAGAATCCTCATGGCGATCAGGACATACAAGCCTATCTGCGTGGGGATAGAAAAAGGAAGTTTGATGAGGGCGGTGATGCCGTACCTTACTGATCTTCAGAGGAAGAACAATGTATATGCCCACATTGAAGCAATATCGACTTCCGGTTCAAGCAAAAAAGGAGTTGATGCAATTGCCAATCGCGTGATCTTCGCATTGCAGGGCCGGTTTGAACACGGCAGGATAATATTCAGTGATGACGGCAACCATGACAAGCTGAAGGATCAGTTGCTAATGTTCCCTTCACAGAAGGTTCACGATGACGGGGCCGACGCGCTTTCCCTAATCGCGCATCTCCATGACACGATTTATGGCGACCCAAATGAAACAGCGGATGAATGGGAACCTTTAGATGTTGTTGCAGGGTGTTAGATAGTGCAGGCCGGATGAATTTTACGTTTCTCTGCCAAGTATGCTTCGTGAGCTTCTTCCGCAGTAGAGTACATTCCGATATGGATATGCTTTTTATTGACCTGTATTTGAGCAACATATCTTCCACTATGCTCACAAACACCTAAAACCCCAGTTTTATTGTTACTCCTTGGGCCTTTTTGGTTCTGCATATTTTCGCCAACTGTCACAACCCTAAGATTGCGGATCATGTTTTCGGACCTGATGCCGTTTATGTGGTCAATGTCGTTAGATGGGAACTCGCCATGAACATAGAGCCAAGCAAGCCTATGTGATTTGTAATATTTACCATCTATACCTATTGTCATGTATCCAAAACTATTCTCAGACCCTGCAATTTGCCCTTTTATTGCTTTCGGGCCTCTTGTGGTTTTACGCGTAAAAACGCCTGTTTCTTCGTTGTAGTGAAGAAGCTCTTTGAGCCTGGATTGTGTAATCACTGGATACCCCACATGGTAAAAGGATGGTATCGGTAATCCGCTGAAGTGGCAGTGGAAAGGCTGGCCGGCCCTGTCCCGATGTGGATATTCTACAATATTGACAGGAAGATGGCAATGTAGTAAGTTGCTAACCGGATAGGTTCTTACCGCAGTCAAGGAGTAAAGATGGACGCCGACAAAGTGAATTTCGAGAACACAGGGCATGTCGTGGATGACACGACTGAAGAACCGGCGACCATTTATTACGAGCCTACCGAGAACGACAAGGAGCTTACGGCCTTTGTCAGCGACCACTGCGAGAGGTGGCGGGAATATAGGGATCAAAATTACCAAGACCTGTGGGACAAATACGAGCGCATCTGGCGCGGAGTGTGGGACGCCAGCGACAAAGCAAGGGAATCCGAACGCAGTCGGGTAATCTCACCGGCAACACAGCAGGCCATCGAGACACGCCATGCCGAGATAATGGAAGCGATCTTCGGCCAGGGCGAGTTTTTCGACATCAAGGACGATATTGAGGACAAATCCGGTAGCGTCGATGTTGAGGTGATGAAAGCGAAGCTGTACGAGGACTTCGCGCAGGACAAAATCCGCAAAAGTATCGACCAAATCACGCTGATGGGCGAGATTTACGGGACGGGCATCGCCGAAATCACTGTCGGCAGCGAAAAACAGTACAAACCCATGCAGGTTCCGATTGACGCGCAGACTGCTGCGTATGGGGTTGGTGAAAAAGACCGGATTTCCGTCAAATTGGCCCCGGTAAATCCGAGAAATTTCCTGTTTGACCCGAATGGAACGTCGATTGACGACTGTATGGGCGTGGCGATTGAGCGATATGTCTCGATCCACAAGATTGCACAGGGAATTGCGTCTGGAAAGTACCTGAACGTCGATATTGGAGCGATGTACGACTCTGACGACATCGAGGCGACGACCGAAGCGAGGAATTTCGAGGACGACAAGGTAAAACTGCTGACCTACTACGGTCTTGTGCCGCGTGAGTACCTGTCGAAAGAGGAATTTGCTGAAATTGAAGGCGTTTCTGAGTCCATAGAAGACTATTCCGACATGGTTGAGGCGATCATCATCATCGCCAATGACGGAACACTGCTGAAAGCCGAAGAATCCCCCTACATGATGAAGGACAGGCCGGTTATCTGCTATCAGGCGGATACAGTGCCAAATCGCCTGTTGGGGCGCGGAACTGCCGAAAAAGCATCCAATATGCAGGCCGCAGTCGATGGTTCGATGCGCTCACACATGGACGCACTGGCCCTGACGGTTGCTCCGATGGTAGCGATTGACGCTACCCGCTGGCCGCGAGGCGCGAAGTTCGAGGTCAAGCCCGGAAAGGGCGTGATGACCAACGGAAACCCGAATGAAATCCTGTTGCCGTTCCATTTCGGTACAAACGACGGTGCGGCGATGACCACCAGTAAGGAATTCGAGCGCATGTTGCTGATGGCGACGGCGACGATTGATTCCAATGGATCGGTATCGCAGGTTGCGCGTGATACGAACATGGACATGGCGACGGCGACCATGATTAAGAAGTACAAGCGTACTCTGGTGAATTTCCAGGAGGACTTCCTGATCCCGTTCATCTGCAAGGCCGCGTGGCGATACATGCAGTTCGCACCGGAGCGGTATCCGAGTGCTGATGTGAAGTTCATCCCGACTGCGACTCTTGGCATCATTGCCCGTGAGTACGAGCAGAAGCAGTTGGCATTCCTGATTCAGACTCTTGGGGCGCAATCGCCACTGACGCCGATCCTGATGCAGGGAATAATCAGGAATTCCTCGCTGAACAACCGTGAGCAGATGCTTGAACAGATGGCGAAGCAATCGCAACCTGATCCGCAGCAGCAGCAGATGGCGCAGCAGGGTGTGCAGCTTGAGATGGCGAAGAAACAGGCTGAAGTGCAGAAGTTGCAGGCCGAAGCGCAGAAGACCACGGTTGAAGCGCAACTCGCTCCAGAAGAAGCAAAAGCGAAGATGATTTCGGCGTTGAGCAACAATCTTGACGATGACCAAGAGGGTAAGGACTTCGAGCGAAGGGCAAAGATCGCCGAATTGATGATCGCCGAAAAGGACATTATGAGCAACGAGAACATCGCCAAGATGCAGATGATGGTGACTCGTGAAAAGAACATGAAGGACAAGGAATACGTGGATCAAGCGATGTAGTTATTCGTTGGGGAGAAGAGTTGTGATGACGCCAGAACTGCAACGCTACTATGAGCAACGACTGAGCATGATGGGAGAGGAAGCGTGGAAGGATTTAATGTTTGATGTAGAGCAGATGCTTGCCGCGACAAACGACCTTTCATCGGTACAGGACGAAAAGACGCTTCACTTCCGGCGCGGGGAAATCAGTATCATGCGGTGGTTACTAAGTTTGCAGTCGGTGAGCGAACAGGTCTATGAGGAGAAGAAACTTGAGACAACTGATTGACATGCGGTGCGCTGCCTGTGGCAGGACGGCGGAGCGGTACATTGCAGAGGATAGCGCCCCATGCGCGTGTGGCGGGACGATGAACAAGATTATCGGGATGCCGAGAATCGCTCTGGACGGCACTGATCCTGGGTTTCCCGGAGCCTATGACCGTTGGGCTTCGATACGAGAGGCCAATGCCCGTGAAAAGAACGCCCGGAAAGAATCAAGGGGTGAATAGTTGACAGGTTAGTAAGTATCCGTTATAAAGCATTCAAATCGTAGCTTCTACTTAGGGAGTGGCACAAATGGCTGAAATCCAAGACGTCGAACAGGACGTCGGTGAACTTGAAACTGTGGCTGCGGAAATCGAGGCCCAGAGCGCGGAAAGTAACGAAGTAAAGCCGGAAAGCATAGTCTCTCAGGAATTCCCGGAGCGGTATCGCGGGAAAACTGTAAAGGAGATTATCGAACTCGCGGAAAAGGACAAGTCGAATCTTGGCCGGTACGCGAATGAAGCTGGCGAACTTCGGAGACTTGCCGATGAGCTAATCAAGGCACAAATTAAGCCAAAGGAACAAGAAGAGCAGCCCAAAGAGGTAGATTTCTTCGAGAACCCGCAAGAAGCAATTCGTAGGCAGATCGAGTCGAATCCGCGTGTGCTACAGGCCGAGCAGTATGCTCTAGCCGCACAACGGGCGCAGGCACAGCAGAAGTTGGCGCAGTTGCATCCCGATTTCGGGCAAGTCGTCCAGGACGCAGAGTTTGCGAAGTGGGTCGGCGAATCCAAGGTACGGGTCAAACTGTTCAAGGAAGCTGAAGGCTACGATGTCGATGCAGCAGACGAGTTGTTAAGTACCTTCAAGCAGTTGCGACAGATTAAGGCTGCAAAGCCGGATGTTTCTGTGCCGGATGAGGAAAAAGCCTCCCGCGCCAAAACGCTACAGTCTGCCGCAGTTGATACCGGAGGTTCTGGCGAGAGTTCAAAGAAGGTTTACCGAAGGTCTGATCTGATTAGATTGAAACTTCGTGACCCTTCCAAGTTCGACGCGATGCAGAATGAGATTGACGCAGCGTATCGAGAGGGGCGAGTAAAGTAACACTCGCTTCGGTGGGGTCTAACCTGACATTTTAGGAGACTTTCATGGCTTACCCCACTGGTATTACCACCGTATCGACCGCCGGCTACTTCGTACCGGAACAATGGTCCGACGAAGTTGTTGCCGCATACAAGGCGAAACTGGTCGTCGCCAACCTCACCCGCCGCATGAACTTCAAGGGCAAGAAGGGTGACACCATCCACATGCCCGTTCCGGCCCGTGGCTCTGCATCGGCTAAGGCTGCTGCTACCCTCGTTACCGTTGTTGCCGACAGCAACTCGGAAATTCAGGTTCTCATCAACAAGCACTACGAATACTCGCGCTTCTACGAGGATATTGCCGAGATGCAGGCTCACGCTTCCATGCGTCAGTTCTACACCGATGACGGCGGCTACGCTCTGGCGAAGCAGGTTGACCAAGACCTGATGCTGTTGGGTCACTACTGGCAGTCCGGTAACGGCACTGTCTCCCTGACGAATGCGTGGGAAACCGCCAAGATCGGTGGTGACGGATCGACGGCATTCGACGGTTCCGGCGACGGCAACGGCACTGCAATTACCGATGTTGGTCTGCGTACCGCGATTCAGTTGCTGGAAGACAGCGATGTGAATTCCAGCGAATTGAGTCTGGTTATCCCCCCGGTCGAAGCCAAAGTGCTGCGTGGCATCCCGCGCTTCACTGAGCAAGCCTTCGTGGGTTCCGGCGATACGATCCGCACTGGTCGCCTCGGCAACCTGTACGGCGTGGAGATTTTCCAATCGTCCAACTGCCCGTGGCTGCATTGCGAAGCAACCGACGATGCCACGGCTACCCTGTTCTCTGGAACTGCTTCGGCTACCACCGGAACTGATGCGTTCGGCCTGTCGTATGACTTCACTGGTCACTCGGCTACCAAGTACCGCGTCTGTTCGTTGTTCCACAAGGAAGCCAACGTCCTTGTTGAGCAGCAGTCGGTTCGCACTCAGGCTCAGTACAAGCAAGAGTACCTCTCGACTCTGGTGACGGCTGACACGGTGTATGGCGTGAAGAACCTTCGCGGATATGCTGGCGTGGCTCTGATCGTTCCGGCCTGATGAATCCGGGGGAGGCTTCGGCTTCCCCCACTTAACTTGAAAGGAGATTCATCATGGCGAATACAATCACGGTTGATCGTGTTGAACAGGGAAACAAGCAGTTCCAAGGCGCATTCAGTGAGATGTGGGCTGTTACCGGAACCATTTCAGATCAGGACGCAGTTGCTATCGGTGACACCCTGTCGGTCAACATGACTGTTCCTGGCGTTGCTCTCGGTGACATGGTTATCGGCACGAGTCTCACTGTCGATTACTTTGACGCTGGTGGTGATGGTGCTGTTATAGGAGCGTCTGTTGGCTCTGCAAACACGGTTCTTTTCACCATCCATGCTGACGTTGCGGAGTTCGCGGCTGATGCCTTGAACGGTGCGACAATCAAGATTCTCGTCGGGCGTCCGGCCTGGTAATAACAGCCCCCTCTTCGGAGGGGGTTCTTGCATTGGAGAACAGACATGGATGTAAACTCATTCGGCCCACTCTTGCTTAGTCCTACTGCGGTAGATGCCGATGGTGTCTGCGCTTCGCAATCTCCGGGGGCAGGGGCAATCCTAATTAACGGAGCATTCGCAACGGCGGGTGTTGCAACGATTACTCTCAACGGAGCGCATCTTGTCCGACTGACTTCAGGCGGAAACGATGCAGGTATCACATTCACCTTTACCGGAACCGACTCAAACGGTCGGGCGCAATCGGAAACGGTTGCGGGTACGAATGCTGGCAACTCGAATACAACCAAGTATTTCAAGACGATCACTGCGATTACGGCATCTGCTGCAGTAGCCACGACAATCGTTGTCGGCAACCTGATAGACTCAGTATCGAACACCATCAACCCGAATCTGGATACTTCGCCAATCGCCATTGGAATTGGTGTGACATTGGTTAGCGGAACTGTTACCTACAAGGTTCAGCATTCCTACCAAGACGGTCGCAGTTCGCATCCGTCGCTCTGGTTCGACAACTCTGCAGGCGCAAAGTCTGCGTCATCCGAAGCAACATATTCGGCCCCTGTTGCGTGTATTCGACTGCTTGTTTCAGCGTCGGCGTCGGCGGTACTGAGTGCTGCGGTGGTGCAGGGTGGTTAAATTCCGTTGCAAGCGCAGTGGCAACTTTGTAGCGTTCTCAAGCGAGGACGACATTCGCCACATGCGTACTCACGAAGGTTACGAGGAGGTAGGAAATGAAGCCCATGCCGATGAAGCCGTCAAAGTCACGCAAGCCGCCGAAGCGCAAGAAGTGCTGAAACCGAAGCGAGGAAGGCCGCGCAAAGAAGAAGTGATGGAGATTTGATATGGCAACATACGCTAATGGATTGATCGAGTGGGGGGGCGGGGCGGGGCAACCTGTCTATGTGAAGCAACCGGACGGATCAATGAAAAACGTGGGCGCTCCAGAACACGGAGAGTCTGCCTCGTATGTTGCTAGGGCTGTCTCTGACCCTCAAGTAGAGAAGGTAATCGCCCTCTACAACGCCAATCCTTCGTATCTGAACAACGAGCAGAGAGCATTCATTGCCGCTGGCATGGGAGGTCTGGATTCGTTTGGGCAAGGGTACAGATGGGGAGCGCAGAATCTTTTTGACAATGTTTTCGACCCACAACAAGCCGGATACTTGCTTCAGTCTGGATTTGCAAATTACCTGTCTCCAGCAGACGTTTCCGCAGGACAGCAATTCAACTACGATCAGTCACCGGCGCAACAGTCAGCGCGTGATGACGATGGCGGGTTATTCAGCAATCCATTAATGATGGCAGCCCTGATTGCCGGTGGTGGCTATCTGCTTGGCCCTGCTGGTGCTGGATTGTGGGGTGCAGAAGTGGGGGCTGGCTCTGGAATGCTAGGTTCTGGAATGAGCGCAGGACAACTAAGTTCATTGGGAATGAATGTCGGCTACGGAACGGCTTTATCAGGGACTGCTGGCGCATTGGGAGGAGCGGCAGCGTTATCGAATGCAGGGGGCGGTATGCTTGAAGGAACTGATTGGTGGAACGAACTTACTGACTACGGTAGCGGGGCTGGAACTAGCGGAGGATCGTCGCTTGATCTTTCAAGTCTATATCCTGACTTCACAAACTACTCTGGGCAAATGTCGAGCATTCCTGGGCTTGAGCAATCGCTTACGCAGGTTCCGTTGAACCTATCTGCTGGCGCTGGACTTGCATCTACTCCGTGGTATCAACAACTTCTCCAACAAGCCGCAGATAACCCACTCGGAACCGCAAATCAAACCCTGAAAGCCCTGAATTCCTCCGGCCTACTTTCCGGGGGGCTAAGTGCCGTTGGCGGATACTTGTCTGGAAATGCAGCGCAAGACGCCGCATCGAAAGCCGCTGCTGCACAAATCGAAGCAGCGAAAATCGCCGCCGATGCTGCTAAGTTCAAACCAATCGGCGTTACAACGAGATTCGGGCAATCCGACTTCACCAAGGACGCGAACGGCAACGTAATAGGTGCAGGATATAACCTGACTCCTGATGTCAAGGCGCAACAAGATGCACTGATGGCTCAGTCTGGTCAGATGCTCAGTCAGTATCAGAACGCTCCTGCCGCCTTCGCTCCGATGGGCGATGCTGGACAACGCGCCATGTCGCTAGGCAACCAGTACCTTGCCCAAGACCCGCAAGCGCAGGCGATGAAGTACATGCGGGATCAGCAGGCATTGCTTGCTACCGGACGCGACCGCGATATGTCGCAGATGCTCTCCGGCGAGTTCAACCGTGGGACGTATGGCTTGGCTACCGGCGCAACCGGAATGATGGGTGCGGCTAATCCTCGCTTGGAAGCACTGATGAACGCACAACGCCAACAGGATTTGGGCTTGGCTGCACAGGCGACACAGGGTGGCATGGATTACGCGAAGTTCGGCGCGGGAATGGTCGGCACTGGTGGCGATCTGACGAAGGGAATGTATGCAGGACAAACCGCCGCATACGATCCGTACAAGACGGCTCTAGGAGGTGCTCAGACGCTTGAAGGACTTGGGCAACAGGCTTTGACTATGGGCATGGATTTAGGCCGTCAAACGTCGAATGCGGCAGCCGGAGGACTATTGGCGCAGGGCATGAACAGTGCGGCGCAAACGATGCAGCCGGCGAATGCGTACAGTCCGTGGGGTGCGATGCTGAGTGGGGCGGGGAATGCCGTAGCGAATTACACGAATCCTGCTGTCAATCAGCAGTACAAGTTTGATCCATTCACCGGGAGGCCGCTGTAATGGCTGACAATATCGTAGAAAGTCTATTCGGGCCGCAACCGTGGCAGATACAGCAGCAGCAGAATGCGAATCTTGGTGTAGCGGCTGACAAATACGCTTCGCAAGACCCGTTTCAGCGTGCGGCTGGACAGATGTTTCGTGGAGGCGGCATGTTGGGCGGAGTTGCTGCCGAGGGCATGGGCTATGTTAATCCCGCTGCCGAACAAGCCAAGTTGCGTGAGAGCGTAATGTCGACGGGCGGCGACCTGACGACTTCGGCTGGACTGAAAGCGAAGGCGGCACAATTCGCACAAGCTGGCGATCAGCAGACGGCGATGAAGTTGATTATGTTGGCAAAGCAACAGGAGGCAAAGGAGCAAGAGATGCTTATGGCTTCTCGCAAACAAGCTCTTGGCGAGAGAAAGCAGGAGTTCCAAGAGACTGAGGCGTTTGATCTGAAGAAAACAGAGGCAATGGAACGCTTGAGATTGCGCGAAAAAGAGATAGAAAGCCAAGCAGCCATTGCAAAACAACGTGGCGAAGATTTGAGCCAGTACCGTAATGCAATGATTGAGAACCGACAGGCAATGCTTGCGCTTGCTCAATCAAAACAACAGGGCGCTAGTGGGCTTGGTAAGCCGCCTGCCGGATACCGTTACACCGCTGATGGTAATTTGGAGCCAATTCCAGGTGGGCCGAAAGACATGACGGCCAAAAACAAGGCTATCTCAGATACAACTGAGATGAAATCGAAGCTCGTAATTCAGAAGGTTGACGAGGCGCTGAAAGAGACTGGATTCTTCTCTACCGGACTGACTGGTGAAGTTCTTGGGATGATTCCTGGAACTAAAGCTTACGATCTGGATGCGACTTTGGATACCATCAAGGCAAATCTCGGATTCAATGAATTGCAAGCGATGCGGCAGGCTTCGCCTACTGGCGGCGCGTTGGGGCAGGTTGCTGTGAGAGAACTTGAGATGCTTCAGGCAACAATTGCATCGCTGAAGAAAGGTCAGAGCCAAGCAAAACTCCGCAATGGCCTAAATCAAGTGAAAATGCACTACGGCAACTGGAAGAAGGCCGTCGACCAGTCTGCTGCTCAAGAAGGTGGTGCGCCTATTAGTGGCGGGAAGCCTACTGGTTCTGCTGTTGATGCCGCTTTGGAGAAGTACAAATAATGGCTGATCTTGCTCAAGTCGAAGCGGCCTTCCTGAAGGCTGATGCTGCCGGAGACACGGAAGCAGCCGGTGTGCTTGCTGAGGAAGTTCGCCGGCTACGCTCTGAAGTCGCCGTACCGTCAAAGCCGACTTTATCGCCCGAACAGATCGCAGAGCAAAAGCAACGTGCAACAAAGTCAATGATCCGCGCTGAACGTGGCACTGCAAGGAACATCGTTGGCGACATAGTTGCTGGTGCTGGTGCACTTGGCGGAAAGATTCTCGACATCCCGGCGAAGATGCTTGATGCTCCGTGGTTGCGTAGCGAGGCTAGCTTGGCCCAAGACGTAGCGGATAAGAGTAGCGGCGCTTATCTTGCTGGAGGATTACTTGACCCAATTGCACAAGCAGCAGGCTCAGGAGCATTTGCTGCCGCATCACGCGCACCGGCAATCCCGAAAGTCGCTGAAGCAACGTCAACGTACCTGAAGAATATTGCAGCCGGTGGCGCGACGGGGGCCGGTTTGTCTGCGGCCCAGGGTGGCGATGCAGCGGAAGGTGGATTGTTCGGCGCAGGTATTACTGCTGCTCTCGGAAGCCCTGCGCTGGCAAAAGTTGTATCGAATATGTCTGGTGCAGCAAGGAACGTTGGAAATTCGCTTTGGGCAACGCTATCCAAAGGAGGCCGCGCTTCCATCGGGCAAAAAATGGTTCTCGATCAACTTCAGCCAGCAGAAAAAGACGCTGTGCTGAAGATACTCAGTACCAAGGGGGTTGATGTTTCTGAGCTAGGACAACCACTGACTACTGCACAAACTCTTGGTCAGGCCCGCATTGGGCAGCAAGTAAAGGCTCCCGCAGGGGCGCGAGTTGCCGCACTTGAGAGTGAAATTTCCAAGATGCCTGGTGGAGAAAATCTGAATGCGATTGCTGCTGCACAGCAAGGGGCTTCCCGTGAAATGATGGGAACGCTATCTGGAGGAAGGAATGCTCCGATTGATCCGCTGATTGGTATGTCTGCTGATGATATAGCACTAGCGAAAGTTAAAGCAGCAAGAACAGCTACAGCACAGAAACTATACCCGCAAGGCGAAGTTTCTGGCGACCGTGCGCTTAACGAAATCATGGATCGTCCCGCTGTCACTCGCGCTCTTGGAATCGAAGAACGAAGCGCAGGGAATGTTCCAAGGGCCACGCAGATTGGCAAGGATGCTCCTGCAAAGACGGTGTATCAAGGTGTTTTCACTGATTGGCAGCAGACCCCGTACAAAGAGGACATGCCTGAACAGTTCGCTAAATACTCCATCAAGTCATTGCAGAATCAGTACCGATTGATGGAAAAGGAAGTCAACCGCCTGATGAAGTCTCCGGCATCTACGGACGAGACTCTAGGTTACGAACTACGAGAAGCGAAGAATGCGCTAGGCGCATGGCTGTCAGAGAAATCGCCTGAATGGGCGCAGGCAAACCGTATCTTTGCATTCCAGTCTGTTCCGGCGAATCAGATGAAAGTTGGAACCGCGCTGTCGCAGAAGATGGAGCAATCGCCAGAAGCCTTCTTGAAGGCGACTGAGGCTATTCCTGCTCAAGAGAGGTTGATCCGTCAGGCAACTGGAAGGCCGAACCAGCAATTGTCTGATATGTTTAATCTTGGACAGATGAGCAAGATTTCTGGGCTTCGTAATGCTTCACAGATTACTGGAGAAGTTCAGGAATTGCAGAAGTTGGCAAAAGCTAATCTCGGAGATGAACGGGCATTCCAACTGCCAAACTTGCTTAATGTTTGGGTTGCTGTGGCTAACAAACTTGCGCGAGAAACCGCAAAATCAACGGTTGATGATGTGACAAGAGAAGCCGCTAAAGTATTGGCTGACCCGGCTTTGTTGAGAGAATTGCTTTCAAAAGATGCGGCAAGACGTGCTGCTATTGCAAGGCCAATGTCTACAGCTAGGATGGCCCCGATTGTTGGTGGAGCAAGTAACATTCAAGGAATGATGTCAGGAGCAAACCAATAATGGCAACGTATTTGGAATGTGTTAACGAAGTCCTCTCCCGCCTACGCGAATCCAGCGTTGCCAGCGTCACAACGAGTGCTTACTCCACGCTGATTGGGCGCTACATCAACGATTCCCGCAGACAAGTGGAGGACGCATGGAACTGGGACGCTTTATCAACTACCATCACCATTCCAACGGTAGCCGGAACCAGCACCTACACAGTTACCGGATCAGGCATTCGGCAGCGGGATATTACGGTCAACGACACGACCAACAAGCTCACGCTTCGCAACGTCCCGATTCAGTGGATACTCGATCAGCAGCAGTTGAGCGCGGTGTCATCGAGCGTACCATGCTATTACGCATGGAATGGGACGGACGGGACGGACAGCAAAGTGGAGTTGTTCCCTACCCCGATGGCGGTCTATTCGCTCAAGTTCAACATGATTGTCCCGCAGACGACTCTGACGGCAGACGCCGACATCATCACAGTACCCTCTGAACCGGTCATAGCAGGCGCATACGCCCGCGCATTGGTTGAGAGGGGCGAAGATGGCGGGCTGACCTCTGGAGAGGCATACGGGCTGTATAAGTCGATTCTGAGCGACTATATCTCGCTGGAGAAGGAGCGGTTCATGGAATTCGACTGTTTCGAGGCTACCTAAGTGGCTGACCAGATCACCCCCTTCTCGATTTCAGCACCAGGCTTCAACGGCCTGAACCTATCGGATTCGCCTGTCGATCTGCCGGCATCGTTTGCTCTGGAGGCGAACAACTGCATTATCGACAAGTCGGGCAGGGTTGCATCGCGGAAGGGATGGACGCGAGCGAGTACGGCGAATACCGACTTATCCACAAGCAACATTACTTGCATCGGAGAACTGATCCAGAACGACGGAACGGCTACTACGCTATGTGCTGGCGGAGGATTCCTGTTCAAACTGAGCGGCACCACACTGGTTACGCTAACCTATGGTGGTGGTGGTGTAGCTCCAACGATAAGCGCAAACAACTGGAAATTCTGCCAACTGAACGGTGTGGCGATGTTTTGGCAACGTGGGTACGATCCGCTAATTTATGATCCTGCTGTATCGGCAACCACGTTTCGGCGTTTGAACGAGAAAGCAGGAACTGCTGGAACCGTGTATCAGTGCAACGAGGCGATCAGTGCCTACGGGCGGGTATGGGCGGCAGATATTTCGACCGACAAGCAGACTGTGGTGTTCAGTGACTTGCTTTCGCCGCATGTCTGGACGGGGGGGACATCAGGATCACTGAACGTCGGCCAGGTATGGCCATCCGGTGGCGACGAGATTGTTGCTCTTGCGGCACACAATAACTTCCTGTTCATCATGGGGCGATTCCAAATCCTGATCTACTCCGGTGCGGATACCCCTTCGACAATGAAATTGCAGGATTCGATTGTTGGCGTCGGATGCATCGCAAGGGACTCGGTACAGAATGCTGGTGAAGATGTTGTGTTCCTGTCGGATAGCGGCGTTCGTTCGTTGCTGCGAACAATTCAGGAGAAATCGGCTCCGATTCGCAAACTCAGCCAGAACGTGCAGGTAGATTTTATGGGCGCGGTTGATCTGGAGAATACAGAGAACATCAAGTCGGTGTACAGCGCGGCTAACAATTTCTACCTGATAACGCTTCCGGCGACGGCGAACACCTATTGTTTCGATATGCGCTCTATTCTGGAGAATGGCGCGGCGAGAACATCAATGTGGACGCTGGTTGCAAAGTCGTTCTACGAGACAAAAGATCGTGTTCTGTATATTGGGAATGCGGGATATCTTGGCGACCATACAGGGTACTACGACGATGCTTCCGTGTATCGGATGTCGTACTACACCACATGGATTGACTTCGGTAATCCTATCCAGACTTCGATTCTGAAAAGGGTACTTGTAACACTCATTGGGCTGTCGAATCAGACCGTAGTATTCAAGTGGGGCTATGACTACAATAGTGCACAGTATTCGCAGACTTCGACGCTTTCTGGCTTGTCGAATCAAGCCGAATATGGAACAGCCGAATATGGAATTTCTGAATACTCAGGGAATGTGGCGATCAACGTAATGTCAGTTCAAGGTAGCAGTTCAGGGCGCGTGCTACAGTTTGGTTTAGAGGCGCAAGTAGGCGGGTATCAGATAGCAATTCAGCGGATTGACTTGTTTACAAAGGATGGACGGCTATGAGTGACTACATCGTTATCACGGACTATGCGGCAAAGGATGCGCTGCTTACTGGCAATCCAGCCAAACTCGTCAAGGGTACTGAGATTAAGGCAGACTTTGATGCAGTCGCGGTCGCCGTTGCTACCAAGTACGATTCCACTGATCTTGGGGTTACGATACAGGCTTACGACGCTGATCTGACAACGTGGGCGGGGGTTACGCCAGGAACCGGAATCACTACTGCCCTCGCCGTGAACGTCGGAACTGCCGGTGCTCCGGTAATTAACGGTGGCGCACTAGGAACGCCATCGTCAGGTACGCTAACCAATGCGACGGGGTTGCCGGTCGCTGGAATAGTTGATTCCACTACGGAAGCATTGGGGGTCGGTTCACTTGAACTCGGTCACGCCTCGGATACCACGCTGACGCGAGTGAGTGCTGGCGTAGTGGCGGTGGAAGGTGCAACTGTTGCCACACTTAGCACCTCGCAGACATTCACACTTCCACAGTACGGAACAAAAGCAACAGACAACGATCTATCGTTCGACATTGGTGCCGCTGGAAAGCTATTTTTCGATTGCACGCCTACTGCTGGTGGCGTGCTGACATTCACGAACATTCCTGCATCTCCCTGTTGGATTACAATCAAGTTGGTGAATGGTAGCAATTACGCGATTACCGCCCACGCAAATACCAAAGTCACATCGTCATTCCTCTCTGCAATCAGCGCGACGGGAACGTATGTCATTGCCGGCTACTGTGACGGCACCAATGTTCATTGTGCAACTGCGGGAGCTTCTGCATGAGCATTCCCGGACTATATGCTGGTTCTGGTGCTTCTGCCAGCTATCAGATTGAGAACTCGTTGCGGCTACGGGCGAGCGCGAGCGCGTATTTGAGCAGGACACCAAGCGCAAGCAATAGACAGAAATTTACATATTCCTGTTGGGTAAAACTTGCTAGAACTGGATTAAACGAATCGTTGTTCTGCGTGGATGGAAACTTCTCGTTAGATCGTGCGCATATCTTCCCAACGGAGATATTTGAACGCGCCTCTGGTGCTACCCAGTACCAAGTTACTCCGACGCCACTATACCGTGACCTATTGGCACATTATCATTTTGTAATTGTTTTTGATACCACACAGGCACAGACGGCGCACTCAGTTTCAGATAGCCGCATTCGTTTATTTGTCAATGGAGTTCAGCAAATAACTACGGGAACAATGCCAGCGCAAAATTACAACACGCTGTTTAATGCAGCACTTCTACATAGCATTGGGATGGAAAGCACAACAGGTACACTGCAAAGTCTATTCGACGGCTACCTCTCCGACATTTACTTCATAGACGGCCAAGCACTCACACCTTCCAGCTTCGGCGAAACCAATCCCGATGGCGTATGGGTTCCCAAACCCTACACTGGCACTTACGGAACCAATGGTTTCTACCTGCCCTTCGATGATGCCACGTCGCTTACCACGCTTGGCTATGATCGCAGCGGGAATGCAAACAACTGGACGTTGAATAATGTCAGTCTGACTGCTGGCGTGACGTATGACCATATGGTTGATACGCCGACGAATAACTATGCGACGTTGAATCCTCTTGACTCTAACGCTGGTTCATTGGGTGATGCGGCACTGAATTTCGGTGCTACTGTGCTTTCTACGGCAAGAGCAACCCAAGCGTTACCAC